GCCCGCGTCGGCCGCGATGCAATGCAGTGGCTGGAGGCTATCGGCGCGACCCCCCGCAGCCGGGCGCGCATGGGCATCCGCGGGAACCCTGAAGCGGTTAAGGAAACCCGGCTCAATCAACTTCTGAGGAAAACAGGCTGAAGGGCATCTGGTTCGACAACGCGACGGTGGAAACGGCGAACGCCTTCATCGGCGCGCTCACACTGACGAAAAGCACGCGCAGCGGCCAGCCGGAGCCATTCGTGCTCCTGCCCCACACGAAGAAGCTCGTAGACAACTTGCTCGGCTGGAAGCGCGCGGATGGCACGCGCCTATACCGCAAGGCTTATTTCTCGGTCGCGCGCAAGAATGCTAAGACTCAGATCCTCGCGGCGCTCGGCCTCTACTTGCTCTGTATGGACGACGAGCAGAAGCCAGAGATCTACCTGGCGGCCCGCGACCGTGACCAGGCGGCGCTCTGCTACTCCGCGGCGCGGGACATGGTGTATGCGGCGCCGGAGCTGCGCGCGATCCTCAAAGTCACTGAGTACCATCGGCGTATCGAGAACCGCATGAATGGCGGCATTATGCGCGCCGTCAGCTCCGAGGGAAAGTCAAAGCATGGCTATAACCCCAGCGCTGTGATCTTCGATGAACTGCATGCATGGTCTGCCGCAGAGCAGGAGTTGTACGACGCGCTCACAACCGGCTCGGGAGCGCGCAAGCAACCATTGCAGCTCATGATTACGACGGCCGGGCACGATTCGCTGAGCATCTGCGGTCGCGAGTACGAATACGCGAAAGCGGTATTGGATCGCACCATCGAAGATCCGACGTACCTCCCCATCATTTACGAACTTCCGCGCGATGCTGACTGGACAGACGAAAGCCTATGGTCGATGCCAAACCCCGGCCTGGACACGATTGTTTCCAGGCAATTTCTACGGGAGGAATGCGCCAAGGCGAAAGCACGGCCAAACGAGCAGAACAAATTCCGCCGTCTCTACATGAACCAGTGGACCGAGACAAACGAGGTGTGGATTCCGCTCATCGAGTGGGATCAGTGCGTCGGTGAAGTTCCACTGGAAGACCTTGCGAGCGTCCCGTGCTACGGTGGTCTCGATCTTGGCGCGACGCGCGACCTGACATCGTTTGTGTTGGTATGGCCGTATGACGGCAAGTACTACGTCAAGCCGTGGTTTTACATACCGGAGCAAGATCTCCGCGAGCGCGGCCAGCGTGACAACGTGCCGTACTCGCTTTGGGCTTCGCAGGATCACATCCGGCTCACGCCCGGAGCGGTGACGGACTGGCGTTTCGTGACGGCGCATATCAAGGAACTGCGCGGGCAGTACAACATTCAAGCGGTAGCGTTCGACCGGGCCGGCGCGCGAGACACGGCCGCGGACCTGAAGGACGACGGGCTCGAGGTTTTGGACTTCGGCCAGGGCTTCATGTCGATGAGTCCCGCGGCAAAGCGCCTGGAGGAGCTGGTTTATGCACGCCAGCTCGCGCATGGCGGCCATCCGGTGCTTCGTTGGAATTGCGGCTGCTGCACGATAGCGAATGATCCAGCAGGCAACATCAAGCCCGTGAAGCCGTCCCGGCTTAAGGACACGAAGCGCATTGACGGCATCGTGGCGGCCTGCATGGCGCTCGGCATCTGTATGCAGCAACCATCAATGGAATCCCCGAGGGTTTGGGTATGCTGAAAATCGCGCAGAAGGCCATCGACATGAGCGTGGAATGGCTTCTGCGTAACGGGTATCCGCGCCTGGCATCTACGGCAATGAGCTGGGGCCCGACGCGTAGCGGCGCGACCGTCAATGAGAAGACGGCGCTGCTCTGCTCAACGGTCTGGGCTTGCACGCGGTTGATTGCGGGCTGCCTGGAAAACATGCCCGCGCACGTCTACCGCGGCACAGAGGACAACGCGGAGAAGGAGCCCGGCCACTGGCTCTACCCGCTAGTTCACGATCAGGTCAACGATGATCTGAGCGCGGGAGCCTGGCGCAATATTATGCAAGGGCACGCGCTGATATGGGGGAACGGGTATAGCCAGATAGTTAGGCGCTCCGGTTCCGAAGAGATCCTTGGTTTTCACGTCCTGACGCCGGATACGATGCGCGTCGAGGTGACCGACGGACGCAAGGAGTACGTGTTTAAGCCGTCTGTCGGGACGGAAATACGTTACAAGCCGCGCGACATATTCCACCTTCGCGGTGAGTCGTTCGACGGAATCATGGGATATTCGCTCGCGAAGATGGCAGCGGAGTCAATCGGTATCGCCATGTCTGCGGAATTGTTCGCCGCAATGTTCTATGGCGCAGGTGGGCGCGTGCCCGGGACCCTCGAATATCCTGGACGCTTCAAGAATCAACAGGAATTCGATGAGTATCGCGGTAAGTTCGATGAGGTATACAGCGGGCAGCAGGGTTTCCACAAGACAATGATCCTTGAGAGCGGCATGAAGTGGTCCGCGCTCGGAGTGAAGCCGCAGGAAATGCAGTTCGTCGAAACTCGATCTTGGATGGTATCTGAGATATGCCGCTGGTTCGGCGTGAGCCCGCACCTCGTAGGTGACTTGTCCCGCGCGACCTTCAGTAACATCGAGCACTTGGCAATCGAGTTTGTGAATTATTGCATTGGATTCTGGCAGAAGCGCTGGGTTGAGCAGTACAACCTCAAATGCATTCCGCGTGGCGAGCGCGATCTGTTCATCCGGTTCGACTCTTCGCGTCTCACGCGCGGCGACTTTCCCACCCGCATGGCGGGCTACGCCTCAGGTCTTCAGAACGGTGTTTTCTCTGTGAATGAAGTGCGCGCGCTCGAAGGGAAAAACCCCATCGAGGGCGGCGACATTCACAGGGTTCAGCTCAATATGCAAGACATTCTCGCGCCTCCTCCGGCACAGATAGCCGCGGGGCCGGAACAAATAGGAGGAACGCAAGATGGCACTGCAAAATGATTTCCAGGAGAAGAGTGTAGACCTTCAACTGAAGTCCCTGGATGACACTGGCGTGTTTGAGGGATTTGCGTCAGTGTATGGGAATATCGATTATGGCGGAGACGTTGTCCTTCCTGGTGCCTTCAAGAAGTCAATCGAGGAAAAACCGTCGCTAACGGTCTTGTGGGAGCACGATACAAAGCACCCAATTGCCAAGGGCGTGCTTGAGGACACCATGACCGGATTGAAGATCCACGGCCAGCTTGACATGGCTGACCCAATGGCTCAGTTCGTCATGGGCAAGTTGAAGGGCGGGTTTGTCAACGGCCTCAGCATCGGTTATCAGGTGGTGAAAGATGGATGGGAAGCCGGCAAAAGACAACTGAAAGAAGTAAAAGTGCATGAGGTGTCAATCGTGACGCTTCCCCAGAACGACAGGGCCATCATTACGAGTTTCAAGGCGGGCCGGAAGTTCAGTGCGGACTCAATCGCCAAACTCCAGTCCATCATTAACAGTTTAGAGACACTTCTGGAGGATGCCGGGGTTCCCGATGACGTCGGGGAAACACCCACTCCTGCGGAAGCCGCCTCGAAAAGCGTCGAGCCGGTCAAGGGCCACTCGGAGCTTACCCTCGCGGTAGAGACGCTACTGCGAGCCTGACAAGGGAGACCTATTATGGAAGACCCCCAAATCCTCCAATCTCTCCAGGCCGACCTGACAAAGTTCATCTCGAAACACGACGATGAGGTGAAGTCGCTCGGCGTGGCAACCAAAGAAACGACCGAAATCTGCAAGAAGCTGCAAATGCAGCTCGATGCCATCGACACGAAGATGCAGCGGGCGCCGACTGGCGGTGAACCCGTGAAGTCGCTCCAGTCAGAGTTTGAAGAGTCCGAGGAATTCAAGCGCCTCTGCCGCGACGGGCGCGGTACCGCCCGCTTGCATTTCAAGGGCGGCATTCGGGAAATCGAGCGCAAGACCACCATTACGACCACGGCCGTCGGTGGTGGAACTGCTGGCGTAATCATGCCCCAGCAGGATGCGCATTTTGTGATCCTCCCCCAACGGCGCCTGCGCCTGCGCGACATCCTTCCGACGCAGCGGACCACCAGCAATGCCATCTTCTACGTGCGGGAAAATGCCTTCACGAACGCGGCCTCACCGCAGATTGAAACCAGCCCGAAGGCCGAATCGGCGCTGACGTTCACGACGACCAGCACGAGCGTTCAGACCCTTGCCCACTGGATTCCGGCAGCCAAGCAGGTGCTGGACGATTTCAGCGGCCTTGAGGGGTATATCCGCAACAAGC